CACGTTGCTTAGCACTACCTGTTTTACGAGCAGCACGTCGGGAACGTTTTGGTTGGGGTGCCGGACGAGAAACACCTGCTTTCTTTTTCTTAGCAGGAGCCCGTCGGGTCTTTTGAGCAGCTTTATTTTTAGGATTAGCCATTATAAATGAGAGTTGGGAAAACCGTCAAGCGGTTTTATTTACGGTGCAATTACCTTACACTTATGCCATAAATCTGAACAATCTTGGTGATAACCCAAGTAGTTCAGCGCCAATTGTAGAATCGGGGGTACGACTTCCGATAAACCCTCAAGTCCAAACACGAGAAAATCGCATTGAACTGCTGTCAAGTACATTGATTTTAAATTCTTATATGGGAGTAACTCATCACCATTAGAATCCTTCAGATCCTCTGACCGAAGTTCAGGATCAAAATCCTGCCAGATATATTGAATATAACTGTCCAACTCAAAACGATAACGTGGATGTTGAGAACACATCACACGCAACGCATACAATTTGGCTAGCGTCAAACGCCAACTTGATTGCTTTTTATAATAGAATAGTCCTGCGAACAACTTATCAAAGTTCGGGCGAAAATGCCACATATTCCTATTAAAATCAAAATCAAAACCAAAATTCAAAAACTTAGCCTCATGCAACTGCATGGGAAAATTTCCACTAGGGGGTAATTCTTTTTCAAAACTAAAACCCAACTCAAGTGTACTCTCCTCCAAGCCATCCCAAACCGGATGATCTGCTAAGATCGTATCATCACCCATTGCCTTAACGGGGAGTTCATCATAATGCTCAACAACAGCATCAACGATTTCATCATCGAAGGAATCCGGAGATATCATTAACTCCTTACCAACGAGATGATACAATAAACAAAAGATAACAACAAAAGTGTTATCTGTCAACGTATTAATACAGCCAGATGGGTTTGAACCAACCTTAAAACCTTGAACACCATTCGGGTCAAGCATCTTACTGTATACCTTATTCTTGAAGAACCACTCTTTTAAAGCGTCTTCACCATGGATAGAGTCATTACGCCACTCGTATAATATTTCAAAAATACGAGCAGAGACAGAGGCCTCCATAGCGGAAATGTCGTAAGCACGAACTTTTCCGGATGACTGTTCATCTCCAAGGAGGTAGCGAGCAAACGCATCCCAGCCTCCATGAAAAATACTAGAGCCCACAGCTGACCAACAACGGGATTGTGCAAGAGCAACCAACCGATCGTTTTGATCAGAATACAAC